GAGCAACTGGGTACACCCCAGTAACTTTGGTGGGATCAAGTTGGACGACTACACAAGTTGCCGGAACAACAACGGCTGTGTATAGCGAACAGACATTTACATTCACCACTGCTGTGACTGTCTATGGTTACTATGTAACTACCATAGGTGGTTCGCCAGAACTTCTGTGGCTCGAAAGATTCAGCGGTGCACCATTTATTCTACCATCTGGTGGTGGTCAAATCGCTATCAGCCCAAGGATCAGCCTTGATTAAACAATATTGATACTCCAGGGAGACATCGTCTCCCATTTTTTTTTATAGAAAACATAAAGGTGTTTGATGTTATTGCAATTCTCAAAATGGTTCAATGAAAACGCTCAAACACAACTTGACATACTCCTCAGTAGTTTGAGCTTAAAAAGATTTTTTCTTGAAAATTATGATGCTTTACACATCGACCATGCAAAACTGATCGATTTAGATTTCGAAGAAATCATTAAATCTTTTGCTAATCAAATGAAAAATAGTTCGCCCATGCAAATTGCCTTAGAACTGAGCCGGCATGGAAGTTCCATTGAAAGCATTCCAGCTTTAAAAAGAAAAATCACTCCTGAAGAAAAAGCAACAGGAAAATCTATGAATGAATTGTTTGCCGAAAAAGCCAAAGATGAGTTTGTGAAATTTACAGGAGAACACTTGGGATTGCTTGATTTTTCTAATTTTTTATGGGCCGCCATGGACAAAAAATCAAGTAATTTAAGTGATGGAACTTTGTTGCCAGTAGAAGCAAGAAAAGAACATGTTTTTGCTGTGCCAAGAAATTTAAAGGCAATATTACCGAATTCTTATATATACAACGCTTTTGGGAAGGGTGACTTAAATAGGTGTATGTTTCTGGCAATCATGGCAAGCAACAATCCAACTGACACATTGTTGCAAAGAGAAACAAAAGCTTCTTTCGAAAGTGACATTAGAATATCTACTTTAAAAAATATCAAAAAGAAAGGACAAGACAAAGCAATGGGTGTTAGTGATGATTCCTATTCACTTGATCGTGGTAAAAAAATTGGGCAAAAGTCAGAACTAGAACCATGGCAAATTCTAGAACCATCAAGTGATTCACCTGATAATTTTATAAAAGAAATTTCAAATAAAGTAATTGCAGCAATGGAAAATTCAGAATCATTTAAAAATTCAATTTTAGATTCTAAACCAAAATTTTCAAATTTTGTTGGTATCGATGTTGTAGTAAAAACTATTATATCATTTGTGAAATATTTACCACAAGCAAACAACTCAGCTTCAAAGTTTTTTAGGGATATTCTAGAGAAAAAGTTTGGAGGTATTACAGATGAAAAAGGAAGTATAATATTAAAAGATCCTGTAATAAATGATTTGAGAAATAATGTAGTATTTCCTTTTATTGGTAGAATAGTTATGGGTATGGATTATGATCGCAATGAAAAAATTGATGATGAAGAAGATGTTCCAAAAAGCGAAATTAAAGACATCTACAGTAAAATATGGGAAGGTTTGAAAAAAATTACTGATTCAAGTTTGCAAGATAAAGGCCTTAAATTACCAGAGACTCCAGACGAAATAGGCAAATAAAAAAACAATAAAAGTTATTGAATCAATTGAGTGGGAGGAAAGTTGGCTCTTAGAAATCTTGATGGAACATGTTATCAGACGCTAGGGAGTGTGCAACAATTCAACCCACTTGCACCAGAGCATGATCTGTTCAATCAATGGGATCAAGAGTCTTTGATGCGGGGTGGTTCGCCACTGTACTACTATGAAGTTTTCATCCAGCAGCAGACCGTTGATCCACTATACCTTGAAGATAGAGGCAAGATATTCAGCAATAACCCAATTCAACTATGGTGTGCATATGAGCCAATACCATCACAGAATGAGTTGTCTCCATTTGGCATAGACAGCCCAGACGAGATGGTTTTTGAGGTAAATTACAGAACTACCTTAAAGACAATAGGTCATCCTCCAAAGATTGGCTCAAGAATGTTCAGCCCACACTTGAGAGAGAACTGGATGATAGTACAGAGAAACCTCGGAGAATTTAAACTTTGGGGCGCACTCAGACTTGAACTTGTATGTCAAAGATTCCAAGAGTCAGTCACCACAGGTGAGGGTGATGTAACTCAAAAACAACCAGACCTTAAAATAAAAATTGTATAGGAGAAATAATGAAATCATTCTTTGAATTTATGGAAAAGATAAGACGGGAAAAATCAATCAACGAGCAAGACGGACCAATGCAAGCTTCTGGCCAACCTGGTCAACCACAACCAGTCCAGCCACCAGCCAATCCCGTAGCACCCGACGCAACTCCTGAGCAACAAGCTGAAAAACAGACATCAAATCCAGCCCATGATGCCGAATTTGAGAAGCTTTTGCAGATCATGAAGTCGGCAATGGATAGCCTTGACGATGACAATCGTGCAAAAATAGAAGAATTTTTAAAGGACAATGGATCGATGGATGCTGATGCGAGTGCAGATAAAGGTGATAAACCAGCAGATGCAGCACCGCAACAACCAGATCCAGCAATGGCACAAGCGCAAGCGGGACAAATGGCTGCTGCGACACCACCATTAGCACCTGGAGCTGGGGCTACTCCACAACAATAGTGAAGTTCTGCTGAGCTACAATGTTGGGCGGATTAATCTTTACAATTAAGAGTCTTGGCATAATCGGCCTTGGCAGATTATTTTCCATGAATATCAGGGGGCTTATGCCCCCGCTCTTTTTCGTGAGCTTGTACGCCGGGATCTTCATTTTTTCCTTTGAGGAGTTTTCTCCTGATGTTTCCTCTTGGTTTGGACTTAACTATTTCAATGTGCTTTCCAACATAGGGACATCCATTCTTCGCTGCAACAGTGGATAGCTTCTTATACTTATCATCGAATTGATGTCCACCTTCAGAGTGCCATGTTTGACCAGCGATACTTCTTGCGTTGTCTGCAATGGCGCCATCAAGGTATCCACGATGATATACTTCCTTGTCGGTCATCTTTTCTATATCATAGGACACCTTCTTTGGAATTATAAGAACTTGGGCATATGGCTCATTGCTACGAAATATGTAACGCTGTCCCTCTGCTGGGTTTTTAAACACAACAAAAAATATTTTTGGCCACCAGCTTGTCTGTAAGTGACCTGGAACGACACATGGAACCGTTCCGGTAGTGTCGGTGTAGAATCTTGGGTGTGACTCTAGCCTAAGCACTTGCGCATCTGGAACTTCGATATCAAGGCACGATGTCATGCCAAAGTGACCATCAGCAAAACATGCAAATGGAGGAAGTGTCACTCCTTGTGGCTTTGTGATCTCATTTTCAATTGTGAAGTCGCCTTCAAAGCACATTTTACCATCACGCATCACCGCATGACATTCGGTAGAAAATGGGTAAGTAAGCTCCAAGCCATATATTGAACCATCCACAAATGGTTGGCAATGCCATGGTTGAGCCTTACTGCCAGTTTTGTGCGTGTGATCACAGCCACTCCAACCTGGAATACTTAATTTTATCGGTTTTGGCGGACTTGCATTATGCCATGAGCGATACTTTACTCTAATACTTTCAGACATTTTGGTAGTGTGCCTCATAACTAAGTAAGGTGAACATGAACGACATCAACCATCCATCCAAAGGACTCAATGAGTGTAACTCAAAGAGTCCGCTGCATTATAACCCCAACAACGATCCAGTTCCAGAGAATTGTGACCCAGGAAACGCAACAAATAGCCGTGCGGTAAATGATGAGTCATTGAACTGGCTCAAAGACACAACCAATAAAAAAGTTGGTCTTGGTAGCGCCGCAAACTGCGACCCTATGCAGACCGGTCAGATATTGAATGACACGGCAGAGCCAAACAGAAATACCATTTACAGGTACTCGAAGGCAAAGAGGGGTTGCGATGACGCAATGCGTGACCTTTTTACAAATATCGTTGTGATTGATGAGAATGGCAAGGCGCACCCAATACCAATAATTTGGGGAACACAAGAAAAAGCTGTTGCAGCAATACTTCTTGACAATGTACGCAAGGACGAAACACTAGTCGTAGATAGGATCAAGTTGCCAATGCTCGCCATACATGATAGCGATATACAGTTTAACAC